ACTTCTCGGGTAACTCAACGGGTAATACAATCACTCTAACAGGTTCTTTACCGGCAACAGTGAATTCTTTATTGAATTCTCAGTACAGACTATCTGACGGTTCAACTTCAACTTTCAATAATGATTTCCAAGTTTATTTGGGTCAAATATTGGACACACCATCTTCTTCTGCTTCAACTGCAATAGTTTATGGTTCCATTATCGGAGCTGACTACACTGCTCTTTCGGCATCTTACTCAGCAATCACAAACGTATTTGGTGTGAATTCTTTGAATTTTTCATCAAATGTTTTGAGCGATGGAGATAACTACCCTTGGTACTATTCGAATTTCTCAAACTATTCTGCTAACGACTACTCAGGTTTTTCTTTTAATTATGTTGTTAGTTCTTTAACGAATAGCGGTGGTGGAAACTTTACTGGTACTATTTCAGGTAACGTATATTCTTACTCAGGTACAGCATATTCTGAATACAATAACCTAGTATTAGCTACTTTACGTTCGAGAGGAATAAGTAGTTATTCTACAACACTACATGGTCCTCAATATCAGGTTACTGGTACAACAGATTTGACCATGGATTGTACAGGTTCTTATTCAGGAGTTAGTGAAAATCCTTTCGGAACTTTCTTGTTATCAGGTGTGACTGCTGATGGGGACAACTTCAGTTTCCAATCTTCATTCTCTTTGAGTGATAGTAGATACCTAACTAAGGTTTTAGGTGTATCAAACTTTGACAAAAACAGAAATGAAGTTCCTATTTTTGTTGAAGAAATTTATCCTGTAGAGCTTAATGAACTTTATGATAAGGGTTTTATCAGAGGTTTGGATTGTAATATGGTTGCTCTTCCTGCAGCGGTTTCTTATAATTCTGATTCTATTGCATGGAATTTGGAAAAATACCAAACTCCTCTTACTCCATTCTTAGTTTCTGAACTTAGAGGTAATAAAGTTTATAAGTTATTCAGATTCCATTCTATTTCAGATGGTTCTGATGCAAACACACAAATAAAGGTTTCTATCGCGAACATTTCTTTCTCAAATCTATCTTTTGATGTTTTGGTGAGAGACTTCTTTGATACTGACCAAAATCCAGTAGTGATTGAAAAATTCACTAACTGTACAATGGACCCAGCTTCTAACAGCTTCATCGGTAAAAAGATAGGTTCTTTCGATGGTGAGTATCCATTGGTATCAACAAATATAATGGTGGAACTTTCTAACGAAGCTCCAATAGACGCATTACCTTGTGGATTCTATGGTTACGACCAAAGAGTTTATGATACAATAGCAAACCCTTCTCCTGTTCCAATTTACAAAACACAATATAATTTCCCTGGAGAAGTGATTTATAATCCTCCATTCGGTATCTCCGCAGCGGGCGCATCAATAGATGAATCTGCCGGTGATAATGTTAGAAGAACTTATTTAGGTTTTTCAACAAGAATAGGAACTGATTTATCTTTCTTACAATATAAAGGTAAAAGAAATCCTTCAGCAGCAACTTGGGGTGTAGCTACAGACTCTGAACCTTGGAACTACCTTACTAAAGGTTTCCACATGGACTCAGGAGCCACCGTTGTAACTATTGGTTCTGAATATGTAACAAGTGGTGAAACCGCATTTGATTGTGGAGACGCTGAATTCAGAGCAGAAATTGAAACTCAAGAAAACCCATACTATTATATCTACTCAAGGAAGTTCACAGTATGTTTCGCTGGTGGATTCGATGGTTGGGATATCTACAGAGAGTATAGAACAAATGAAGATAGATTCAGATTAGGTGCGTCAGGTTACTTAGCGGGAGCCGCTCCATCAACAAGATACCCAACAGCTTCGGGTGAAGGTATGTTTAAGAGAATAATTGTCGATAAAAATTCACAAGATTTTGCAAATACCGATTATTACGCTTACTTACTTGGTATCTTATCATTCCAAAACCCTGAATCAACTAACATCAATGTATTTGCAACTTCAAGTATTGATTATGTAAACAATCCTAAGCTTGTGGAAGCGGCTATCAACATGATTCAATTCTCAAGAGCGGATTCTGTGTACATAGCAACAACACCGGATTATCCGATGTATACTACAGATTCTAACAATTCTGACTTGATAATCTATCCACAAGAGGCTGTTGATAACTTGGATAATTCAGCAATTGATTCAAATTATACAGCAACCTACTATCCATGGATTTTGGTTAGAGACACTGTCAACAACACACAATTATATCTCCCTCCGACTGGTGAGGTTTGTAGAAACTTAGCATTGACCGATAATATTGCCTTCCCTTGGTTCGCATCAGCGGGTTATACGAGAGGTCTTGTAAATTCAGTTAAAGCTAGATTGAAACTAACACAAGAAGATAGAGATACGTTGTATCAAGGTAGAATAAATCCAATTGCAACCTTCTCTGACGTTGGTACTGTAATTTGGGGTAACAAAACTTTACAAGTTGCGGATTCTGCACTAAACAGATTGAATGTAAGAAGATTACTTCTACAAGCTCGTAAGTTGATTTCAGCAGTAGCGGTAAGGTTATTGTTCGAACAAAATGACCAAATTGTGAGACAACAGTTCCTTGACAGTGTAAACCCAATTCTCGATGGTATCAGAAGAGACAGAGGTCTTTATGATTTCCGTGTAACAGTATTGTCTACACCTGAGGATTTGGACAGAAATACACTCACAGGTAAAATTTATCTTAAACCAACGAAAGCACTTGAATTCATTGATATAGAATTCTTTATCACACCTACAGGTGCTTCGTTTGAGAATATCTAATAAATTTTAACAATTAAAAATAAACCCCCACACTTCAAGTGGGGGTTTTATATTTATAGAAATAAAATATAAAGCTATTTATTAGAATGATTTATTTAATCGAGAATTTCAGTGAGAGACTTGTTCCTAATATGAAGTATTATGCTTTCGATTGGGACGACAACATAGTTCACATGCCTACCGAAATTATTCTATCAACTGATGATGGTGAAGAAGTGGGAATGTCCACAAAAGACTTTGCGGAATATAGACATGAAATAGGTAAGAATAATTTCGAATACAAAGGTAAAACTATCACTGGTTATGGAAAAGAACCTTTTAGAAACTTCAGAGTAGAAGGTGACAAACAATTTTTGATAGATGCGATGAGGGCAGAACAAGGACCTGCATTTGATGATTTCAAAGAAGCAATCAATAATGGTTCAATTTTTGCAATCATCACTGCTAGAGGACACAAACCTGAGACTTTAAAGAAAGCCGTCTACAATTACATCGTAAGTGGTTTCAACGGAATCGACAAAGATATGTTACTGAAAAATTTAAGAAAATATAGAACCTTTGTGGATGAAGACGATATGAGTGATTCTGAACTAATAAAATCCTATTTAGAATTAAACAAGTATCATCCTGTCAGTTTTGGTGAAGAGAAAGGTGCTGCTAGTCCCGAAGAATTAAAAGTGATGGCCATGGACGATTTTGTATCTTATATTAAAGGAATGGCTGCTGTATTAAATAAGAAAGCTTATATAAAAAGTGATATAGGAAATAAATTTGTACCAGCTAAAACATTTATAGGTTTTTCTGATGATGACCCTAAGAATGTAGAAGTAATGAAGAAACATTTTGAAAATAAACCAGGTAAAGAGGTAAAGACATTTTCTACTGCATCTGGAACTAAAAAGGAAGTTAAATAAGTATATTTTTTTTAAAACAGGAAGTAAATAGAAAAATTTTACCTGTGAGTATATTTATAACATATAAACAAAAAAAATTTTAAATTTATAATAACATGGCTGATTTATTAATGAAAATGCCGATACCTTACGAACCGAAACGTCAGAATCGATTCATCCTAAGGTTTCCCTCAAGTTTGGGTATCAACGAATGGTTTGTGGAGAGTACGGCTAGACCACATATTCAAATCGGTTCTACAGAAATACCTTTCTTAAACACATCTACATATGTGGCTGGTAGATTCAACTGGCAACCACTTAACGTGACATTTAGAGACCCAATTGGTCCTTCTGCAGCACAAGCTCTCATGGAGTGGGTACGTTTACATGCTGAGTCTGTAACAGGTCGTATGGGTTATGCTGCGGGTTACAAAAAAGATATTGACCTCGAGATGTTGGACCCAACAGGTGTTGTTGTTGAGAAGTGGATTCTTTATGGAACATTCTTGACTGATGTGAACTTCAATACATTAGCTTACAACCAAGATGGTTTAGCAACAATTACCGCTTCAATGAGAATGG